TCCAGACGGTCAAGCTTTCCGAAAAAGAAATGGCGGCGTATGAAAAATTTGAGAAAGATGCGTATTTGCAGTTTTTAGAGGGAGAAGTTACCGCAACATCGGCGGCGGCTCTGACCGGAAAACTGCTGCAGTACAGCAACGGAGCGATGTATCTTCCGGACGGGGGATATGTGAAAACAAGCGAAAAGAAGTTGGATATGCTGGAGGAACTGGTGGAGGCTGCCAACGGAAAGCCGGTGCTTTGTTTTTATAGCTTCCGGCATGATTTGGAACGAATCCGAGAAAAATTTCCGAAGGCGAGAAAACTGGAAAGCTCCAAAGACATTACGGATTGGAATAATGGAGAGATTCCGATGCTTTTGGCGCATCCTGCCGGTGCAGGGCATGGACTGAACCTGCAGGCCGGTGGACATATCATTGTATGGTTCGGGCTTACATGGAGCCTTGAGCTTTACCAACAGGCGAACGCCAGACTTTACAGACAAGGGCAACAGGAGGCTGTTATCATTCATCATCTGATTACAGAGGGGACGATGGACAGCCATGTGCTGGAGAGCCTGCAAGGCAAAAAGGATGTGCAGGATGATTTGATGGAAGCATTGAAAGTGAAATATGGAAAATAGGTGGTGTTACAGTGGCATTGATTGAGAAAAAGCAGATGTGGACAAGGTTTCGGAGTATTACGAATAAAAATCTTTCCGGAAAGCCAATCTGCTGCGGAATTTGCGAGCAGGAAATTTCCTATGGCGAAGATGGTATCGAGTATGTGAAAACGAAAAGAGGGACGGAGATTTTTGTGCATCGGGATTGTATTAAGAAATGGGGGTGATAGTTTGGCGATTGTGAGGGAAAACGAGAGGAAAAAGGAATATCTTAAGGGGTACATATATTCCATGCGGAAGGCGCAGCGTTTAAAAGAACAGATTGAGGAGCTGCGCAGTCAGCAGATGTTTCCGAGTGTGAACCATGACGGGATGCCACAGGGAAATGCACACAGTGATTTGTCCGGTTATATGGCGAGGTTGGATGCACTTGTCAGCCAACTGGAAGCAGAAAAAGAGATTGCTATCCGGGAATACAATGAAATCTATAATCAGGTGCAGCTGATGCAGGATGAAGCAGAAAAAGAGGTTTTGGAACGTAGATATTTACTGGGGGATTCGTGGTGGAGGATAGCTGTAAAAATGAATTACGCAGAAAGCCATATTTACAGAATCCATGGTGCAGCATTATCCCATTTTCAAATGACAGAACATGAGAGTTTATGATAGCTTTTTTGTGGTATGATGGCATTGTGAAAATATAGATGTTTCATGTTACCTCCTATTTTGGGCACTCGGAAACGGGTGTCCTTTTTCAGTGTTTAAAAATCAGAAAGGGGCGATAGTATGCCAAAGGAAAGGGCGGAATATCGCCTGACAGAAAAACAGAAACGATTTGCGGATGAATACTTGATTGACTGCAACGGAACGAGGGCCTATAAGGCTGCGTATCCAAGCTGCAAAAAGGACAGCTCGGCAGATGCAAATGCGAGAAAGCTACTCGGAAATGCTCGGATTCGGGAATACATTGATGAAAAGCTGGACGAAATGCACTCTGCGAAAACGGCGGATGCGAAGGAGGTTATCGAGTATCTGACTTCCGTTATGCGTGGAGAACGGGAGGATGAGGTGCTGCGCTTTATCGGGGACGGGCATCAGGATACAACAACCCTGCAGGTGCCGACAAAAGAGCGATTGAAGGCGGCGGAGCTGTTAGGGAAACGATTTGGGCTGTTTACCGAAAAGGTGCAGATGGATATAAGCCCTGTTACCATCATAGATGATATTCCGAAGGAGGATGCAAATGTCTGATTTAACAAAGCTGATTGCGCCCTCTTTTTACGGGGTGCATCATGACATCAAAGCGGGGCGGCACACGCACTACTGGCTGAAGGGTGGGCGTGGCTCTACGAAATCCTCCTTTATCTCTGTTGAAATCATTCTGGGGATGATGCAGGATGCGGCAGCAAATGCGCTTGTTTTGCGGAAGGTAGCGGTCAATCTGAAGGACAGCGTATACGAGCAGCTGCTCTGGGCGATTGAGGCGTTGGGTGTAGAGAATTTATGGCAGGCAAAGCTAAGCCCTCTGCAGCTTTCGTATCTCCCGACAGGGCAGAGAATTTTGTTTCGTGGGGCGGATGAGCCGAAGAAAATCAAATCTACGAAATTCCGAAAGGGCTATTGCAAATACATCTGGTACGAGGAGGCGGACGAGTTTGCAGGGATGCAGGAAATCCGCACCATCAACCAATCCCTGATGCGTGGCGGCAGCAGCTTTTTTGTATTTTACAGCTACAACCCACCGAAAAGCCAGAGCAACTGGGTAAATCGGGAGTGCCTACAGCCGAAGGCAAACCGCTTGGTGCATACATCTGATTATCGCCGTGTGCCGCCTGTGTGGCTGGGGGAGGCGTTTTTACAGGAGGCGGAATATCTGAAGGAGCTGAACGAAAAGGCATATCGGCATGAATATCTGGGCGAGGTGGTCGGCAACGGTGGTGCGGTATTCGACAACGTAACAGTCGAGGAAATCCCCGATGCACAGATTGCAGCCTTCGACCGCATTTACAACGGCGTGGACTGGGGCTTTTATCCCGACCCTTGGGCGTTCAATCGGATGCACTACGATTCTGCCAGACGGACGCTCTACATCTTCGGGGAGCTGACAAGGCACAGAACGGGCAATGCGGAAACGGCAAGGCTCCTGCGGCAATATGGTGTGCAGGATACGGATTTGATTACAGCGGACAGTGCCGAGCCGAAAAGTGTTGCGGACTATCGCAGCTATGGGCTGTTCTGCCGTGGCGCAGTGAAGGGACCGGGGAGCGTGGATTACTCTATGAAGTGGCTACAGGCTTTGGTGCGGATTGTGATTGACCCGGTGCGCTGTCCCGATACGGCGAAGGAATTTACCGCCTACGAATATGACAGGAACCAAGAGGGGGAGGTCATCAGCGGCTATCCCGACAGAGACAATCACCATATCGACGCAGTACGCTATGGAACAGAACCCATCTGGAAAAGGAGGGGGCAATAATGCGAAATTTTATCACATGGGTAAAGGGGGTGTTGCAGATGTTTTTTCAGAGAGAAACGATAAAAAGGGCAGTCGGTGCAGAGGTGGCAATCAGTACCGGAATGCAGGATGCCATCACGCTTTGGCAGAAAATGTTCTGCAATGAGCCGCCCTGGTTAGATAAGAACACAGAAACGCTTGGGTTAGCCGCTGCGGTTGCATCGGAGATTGCAAGACTGGTTACTGTGGAATTTCACAGCGAAATCAGCGGCAATGGCAGACGGGCGGCATTTTTGCAGGAAGGCTATGCTTTTGTGCTTTCCAGACTGAGAGAGCAGACAGAATTTGCGGTGGCATTGGGCGGCTTGGTATTCAAGCCCTACATGGATGGCGGAAAAATAGCGATTGATTTTGTGCATGCGGACAGATTTATTCCGACTGCTTACAACAGCCGTGGAGAAGTGACAGGGGCGGTGTTTGTAGAGCGTGTGAAAAAGGGGCGTGCATGGTATACCAGACTGGAAAGCCATCAGCTGACGGATACGGGCTATGCAGTGCAGAATAAAGCCTTTATCTCCTATCAGGAAGGAGAATTGGGTGTGCCTGCGGCTCTGACAAGCGTGGATGAATGGGCGGATTTGGAAGAAAGCTTTGTCTTGGGCTATCAGAACGGGGACACCTTGGAGCGTCCTCTTTTTGTATATTTCAAGATGCCCTTTGCGAACCACATTGATGCGGAATCCCCTCTGGGCGTATCGGTCTGCGCGAGAGCGGCAGGGCTGATGGAGCAGGCGGACAGGCAATACAGCCGTATCCTATGGGAATTTGAAGGCGCGGAGCTGGCAGTGGATGCCTCTGTCGGGGCATTGCAGGCGGATGGGAAAAGGCTGCCTGTCGGCAAGCAAAGATTGTTCCGCTCTC